TCTATTTTAATTACTTCAAGATCATGCTTAGATAGTTGGTTAAGCTCTTTTGCTGGTCGTATTACATTATTAGGTATTGGGGTTACCATCTTTATCCTCCTTCTTTTTTAGTTTTACAATCTTAGCTCCAGGGTTCAGTAGCTCCTGTAAATCTTCTTCAGTTAGATCTTTGAGATCAATGTTTGATAAATCTTTTTGTTTTACTTTTTTTCTTTTATTGATTTGATCTGTTAGCTCTCTGAGTAACTTCTCTAAATACCAATGAGCTTTACCGGCATCATCCCTGGCTCCTTCAAGAGTTACTACCTTCTTACCCATACGCATTATGTATTTTAAGATCTGACCTTTGATGTATCCAATCTTCTCAGCTGTTGTCATTTGTGAGATGATGGCATCGAAAGTTTGTATTGGATTATCTTTGTAGTGGGGTGGATTAATCTTATCTGACATCTAGTGTCCTTTCATGATTTGTTTTTTGATTTTTTTTCTTTGTGGTAATCCCATCTCCAATACTTCGGTGATTAAAGTGACCATAGGAATACGTTCTTTCTTGGCCTGGACCTTCAATTTATCCTTTAAATTAGCTGAAATATTGAGGAAAATAGGGGTTAATTGTGTACTCATATTTTTTTTTCCTTTTTATTAAATTAACTGTTGTAATTTATATATCGTAAATATATATTTAGGAAATGAACAATATAAGACCATCAACAGAGGGAGGATTAGTGGCTAGATATATTGGTAGATCAAAGCATTGGCCTTATCATGCACCTAAGTATTGGGTCCAGGATACAGCTAATACAAAAGATATTTCAGTTGAGGAGAAGAAAGATTTATCTGCAATAGCTGAAACATTATCTGAGAAGTTTTCTATTGGTGAAGATACATCCTGGGTAATGAATGCCTTAGAGCAAGGCTATAAACAAAAATCATTTAGACTTACAACTCTGAATGAAACGTTAATCAAACAAGGATACGAACTTACTTGTGTAGCAAAACTATACAAGAGAGCTGTGTATCAATTTAGAAACTCTAAGACAAAAGAGAAAGTAGGGGAGGCTATGACCATTCGTAACCTTTCTGATCTGAGTATACAAGAGTGGAACGACAAGCTGCTTAAATTAGTTAAGGAGGTTAAATAATGGAAGTGGGAAATATACAAATGGCAAAACACAGAGGAAAGTTTGTTGGGTATGTACGAGTATCAACTGACAAACAAGGTAAAGAAGGACTAGGTATTGCTGCACAAAAAGATGCAATCAATACGCATTTAAATGGAGGGCAATGGGAATTGCTGAAAGTTTTTGAAGAGGTAGAGAGTGGTAAGAAATCTGATAGACCAGAACTTACTGAGGCTCTTGCTTACTGTAAGAAACATAAAGCTAAATTAGTTATAGCAAGATTAGATCGTCTTGCTCGTAACTTATATTTTATCGCATCATTAATTGAGAGTGGAATTGATTTTGAATGTTGTGATATGCCTCAAGCAAACAAGATGACCATCCAGATCTTAGCTGCTGTAGCTGAGGCTGAACGTGATCGTATCTCAATGAATACTAAGAGAGCATTGCACCAGGCTAAACTTCGTGGAGTACAATTAGGTAATCCTACGAACCTGGAGGCAGCTGCAAAAAGAGGTAATGAAACCAAAAAAGCTATGGCTGATGATAAGGCTGCACAATTAAGAGCAATCTTAGTTGGCCTGGAACAAGCTGGTGTTACATCTTTACAAGGTGTTGCTGATGCCTTGAATGCTCGTGGTATTCCAACAGCTAGAGGAGGCCAATGGTATCCTTCAACTGTATCGAACTACATGAAGAGGCTACGATAATGAATTGCATCAAATACTATTATTCAATCACAAGTAAATGCTGCTCGTTATCCGGAGGTAATCAAAAGGGTTACGTTACCGATGAACAACAAGGACCACCAATGGGAGAAAGACTATGACCAAAGAATTTTCTGTTAATTTAGATGATAGTCGTGTTAACAAAAAGTTTAACGAACTACCATACGATATCAAAAAACTAAAAAAACTAATTAGTTATTGTAAAGATACATACTACAAAAAAGATCACGTTATAGAAGTGACCGAGGAGGAGATCCTGGGGTTACTGATTGCTAAATACTTTCAATTCGATACCCATAAATTATCCATGATGATGAAGGAAGGGTTTCGTATCTCTAATTTTTATGAGCATCGCCAGGAGCTGAAAGACCTGGCTAGTGCTGTAGAAAACCAACTGAAGGGTACCAGTTAATGTTCTCTAATTGTACCTCTTCAAGTAACCTAATGATGAATGATAAAAGAACAGTATACATACAAATCGTAATCAATGTATGTAGAGGCCCTTTTAGCATTGATCTAACAAATCAACTAAAGAAAGGAAAATAAGATGATGAAAAATAGTGATTTTTTAAAATCTAAAATAAAAAGAAATATGAGTTACGATAATTATATTATCCGAAACATAGTTGCAACCATACTAGATGTTGTGTTGAGATTTATACATAACGTATATATGTGGTGTTCCAAGGATACTGTCAAATTTATATTTGAGTGTGTAGTATTCGTTTTATTCTTAGTTACTATGTACTTTGCTGTTTTAGTAATGTGTGCAATGAGTGATAGTTGTGCATCCTACTATGGAATGATGGGAGGTCTGTAATGAAACTCACATCATATGCAAGAAGAGAAATAGGATCTAGTAGTCTACCAAGTGTAGTTTTAACTGAGAAAGGTTTTATAGGTTTCAACTCTCCGAATGAGGAGTTGGATAAGGCACAAGATGCCTTGCAAGGAAAGGAGGCTAAGAATGACTTAGCTAATAATCCTAAAGTACAGGCTGGTACAGTATTAGAACCAGCCATCTTTCAGCTATTCCAAAATCAAATCACAGAGATAGCCAGGGAACTCCCTCTTGAGTTTGGCATACCTAATGAGGCATATTTCTATGATGTTGATGGAGGAAAGATTGGTAGCAGCCTGGATGGTATTATAAATATCAAAGGTCTTTTAAACTTAACTGACTACTTAGGCACTTCCCACAGCCTAAGTGGATTGGGTGTGGTTGAGATTAAAAATTATTCTGGTGCTGCTACTGATCCTGTATCTGAAATTTATAAGATGCAAGTAGAGGCCCAGATGCTCACAACTAAATATCAGTATGGGATATTAGTAAGACTTTGTAGAGGCTGGGAGCTGCAATGGTTTGTATTTAAACCTAATAAAGAAATGCAAACTAAACTTATAGATGCAGCAACAGAATTCTTTTACAGATTAGATGGTGTCATGGAGGGTAAAAACCTTTGGTACAAAATGGGATCTAGTAGAGAGGCATCTAAATTTATTAAAGGTAATGGATCTAAAGAAGTTGTAGATCTATCTTCTAATAATGAATTACCAGAACTCATTGATGATTATCAAGCTGCTAAGAAAACTATTTCAGCTGGTAAGAAGATAGAGGATGATGTTTCTACAAGAATAAAAGAAATATTAGGTGCTAATGAATTAGCTGTTTGTAATGGTTATGAAATAAAACATACAACAACTAAGAGAGTTAAAACTAAAACCATCCAACTTAAAGATGAACCACCTTCGGTATCCAGGAGGTTAACTCTAAAAGAAATAAATGGATGATCCTAAAACTTTATTTCAAATCAATGCATACTTACTTGCTAAAAAAGAGGCAGCCAGGCTGTTTAGGAATAAAATATTTCACAAGACCGGCCTGGACCTCGAGCAAGAATTTTATGAAGAGATCGTTGACTACGTTGCAATGGCAGCTGTTGAAGGTCTTAAAATACAACATGAAATATTTACAATTAACGTAGTTAAAACAGGAGGACATGAAACAAATGAACAAGGAGAAGATGATGACGAAACAAAACACTAAAAATATAAAAGATGCATTAAGCAAATTCCAGGAAGAGGCTAACATAGCTAAGAAGGATAAGAAAAATCCTTACTTTAAATCTACTTATGCTGGATTGGAAGATGTAATTGCAGCTGCTAATCAAGGGGCCAAGTATGGTTTATCATTTACACAAACTATTGATTATGAAAAACAACTCATTGATGGTGTGATTGATATTACAATGTATGTAACTACTGTACTCATGCATAATGAAAGTGATGAGGTAATTAAATCTAGATACTTAATTGTACCAAAAAATAATAACTATGCAGATAGCCAGGCTCTTGGATCGGCTATAACGTATGCAAAGAGATACTCTCTCCAGGCTATTTATGGATTACCAAGTGAAGATGATGATGGCAATGCTACGCAAGTAGATAAATCTAAAATTGATGATCTTAATAAATGGAAAGACTACGCAAGAACTCAAGTAAAAGGAATGCAAGGCATAGTTAAAGACAAAGACATGGATAAACAAAAGAAATTAGCCATGCTTGAGGAGCAAGAAAGCAATCAATTAAACCTTTGGAACAATCTTAAAGTAGTTGATGAGGCTACTTATGATTTGATGATGAAAGCGTTTGTTAAAATGAAAAAGGAGTTAGATCTAACACAATGAAGAACCATAATTATAAAAAGCCTACAAAGTTTACAGGACAAGGTAAATCTGGTGTTGCAGCAATGAAACGAGCAGCAAAGAAAAGAAAGATGAGGAAAAGATAATGTCTAATCTTATGATTACAAAGAAACAACTTAAACTTTTTAAATTTATAAAAACTTATCTAGACAAAGAGGAAGTACCACCAACTGTTAGAGAATGTGCAAGTCATATGGAGTGTGTACATTCTAATGTACATCGTATGCTGCGTTTACTTGAGAGAGATAATCTTATCAAAGTATATCCAGCTAAACCTAGAGGTATAGAAATATTACAATGAAGATCTTTAAGAGTAGATTTAGTAAAGACTTTATCAAAGGTTTGATTGAGGCATTCAATGGAACTGAAGATGTTATTGTTTTAACTATACCAGGGCAAGACGAACCTCATGTTGACCAGTACCAAAAATTTTATACAGCTGGTTCATCAGATCTTTCTAAAATAGAACACAATCCATTGTTCCCACAGAATGTAGAAGTAAGACCTTATGAAGAGTTATGGATTGATACACACAGAGATAAGATCGAACATCTTTTATTAAAAAAATTAAAAGAAGATCCGAGTGGTAACTAAATAATTATAACGTGAAACTTTTTGTTTTGATTTTATACCTGGGTGTAGGATCTGAATTATATATGATGCATCCGGTCCAGGTTACCGAAGAGCAATGCAAAGATCCACATGAAGAAAATTTATTTGAATATCGTGTAGTTAAAGATGGTGATGCAGAGCTAGATAGATATTTTTATTATGATTATGTAGTCTTTGGCAGCTATTGTGCTGGATTGATAGGCTCAATAGAGAACATACCAAACACTTTACCTTTAAATTGAATATAAAGCCTATACAGAAGGATTAGGATTTATACATCCAATCACACAGGCTACCCCTTTAAACTTAATCTGTGAGCCTCTCTGATGGCCTTTTGACTTCGTTTATCGAATACTTCTATCGGATAACAGTTTCTATCACCAAATCCATACTCATTGTTTTTTGTTTGGTAAGATGCAAAGGTTCTTACATATTCTCTACCATCCTCTACAAAGATGTCATAGACATATGCCTCTGTAATTATTTCTGCACACTTCATATTATGGTAATCGTTCTCACCGGTGATCGTGCTATCACCTACGATATCCAACCAGGTTAATTTCTTAAAAAAATATTTTGTATTATTTATGGTAACTGATTTCATCTAGACAATCTTACCATCCCATCTGTTATCTTTATTTAATCTCATGATGTACAGTTTAGGTTGACCATTAATGACAGCTCCTGTTCCAATAACAAATCTCATTTTAAAATTACGAGCATACTCAAATGCTAATGAAGATTGTTTAGTTAAGCAGCCAACTTGCATGGACCATATTAACGAAGAGGGATTACTAAAATATTGAATGTTCATTTTGCTATGGAAGTGGCCCTGGATTGTGTGAAGGCCATATTGCATGGCAAGTTTTAATCCATCAGCTGACATCCCATGTGTAGCAAATGCTTTAGTACCATCTGATAATGGTATTGTAATATCATCTACCCATTCCCATCCTGGTCCTACTTCTAAAAATTCGTTGTAATGTTTTAAGTAAGCTCTTGGCATTCCATGTTTCAATGCTCTTCTATAGATTAATGATGAGTGATTAGAATGCAGTAGTGTCATCTTTGGAAAAATTTTTTCTAATTTATGTAGTTTCTTTTTAGCAGCAATAAGCTCATCACCGGCTGACATAAGGTCCGGATCATTGTCGTGCATTGACAGTGCGTGTGCATCAGCTTCATCTCCAGCTCCCAGCACAAAGTCCGGCTTAATTTTTTTCTTTAATGCTTTTAAAAATGCAAACGCATCTGGGTGTTCCCAAGGACAATGGAGATCTGAAATAACGAGAACACGAGAATATCCTTTAGCCATAAAATTCTTCTTGGACCCATTCTTTTACATTGAACCCAGGGCAATGTGGTTTTTTAGGTTCAACATCAGAGTGTCCAATAATTTCTAAATCATCGTACATACTGTTAAGAGTATTAATTAAATTATGTAATGCAAAGAATTGATCTTCTGTAAAATTATCACCTCTACCTACTAGGCATATACCTACTGATTTAGAATTGACAGCCTTTGCGTGTGCACCTTGCAGCTTAACATCTCTTGCTGGTTCTATCTTGCCATCTCTTTTAATAACATAATGATAACCTACGTCTGACCATTTTCTTTCTTCAACATGCCACTTACGAATTGTTTCTACACCAATGTCCATATCAGCTGGAGTATCAGCACAATGTATTACAATGTATTTAGTTTCTTTTCTTTCTATCATTTTACTTCCCTTATTATTTTGTTGATATGTAAAGATTTATCTACTTCTAATATTTCTAATTCTACTTCAGCCTGGATACATTTAAATGTAACTTTACCATT